GTTGCAGGTTTGAATTGGTCAGGCGCAATAAAACGATTAATAAGGGATTTGCCTAAATCTACTGCTACAGGGCCAAGTGCCGCTAAAATTGTAATCGGGTCGATGATAATACTCCTTAAATTGTTTTACCTGCTTGAAAGTCTGCAAGTGTTAAACCATTAGTAAACTGACAATGCGCTAGTTCTTTAAACTTAACCCAACGGCCAGCCCACTCTAAACCAATACTTTCTGCTATTTCGCCACACTTAGTAAACAAAGCCGTGTCATTCCATTGCGCTTTGCCATTGACAATAGGCACAAAGTCAAATGCCACTTTCCAATTGTGAAATGATTGACCGCCCTTAGCATTAGTTACCTTGCTGCCTGGCGCAGTCCTGCCTTGAGCATATAAAGCGTTTTGGCTTTCTGTATCACGGTAAGTAGATGTAATTAGTATGTCAATGTTTTGCTTGGCGCATGATGCAATAAACTGTTCGCATAGCGTCTTAACCTTAGGATGCAAATCTAAAAGGTTACGACTATTTATCATTTAAGATTCTCAAGTTTGTAAATCGTTGACAAGAACTCGCCTACTACTTCGTCAATTATATTTTGCAATGCAGTATCTTCTTTAGGGATACACTTGTAACGATTGCGCTCAAGGTATTGTAGTTTCTCAGCAATGCAATAGACAGGCTCTTTATACTTCTCTGTTTCAGTAAGGATAGGGATGTCTTTAATAATGCCGTAACGACCTTGATATGCTTCTGTAAGCTTATCTGCTAGCTCTGCAATATCCTCGTAGAAGTGACCAAGGGCTTTGTGCTGTGAATAGCTTTTAGTGCGTAAATGCTCTCTATGTGCTACGTCACGGGCTAAGAATATTGTTGCTATAAATTCGTTAATCATCGGTTTCCTCGTAAATTCCAATTAAATCTTCATCGTAAACATTACATTCCATACAAACATGAAAATCAGGGTCAGCGTCATCTATTTCGTATGGCTCTCCACATTCACTACATAATTTAAAGTGCTTCATAATTTTACTCACAAAAAAAGCCCCGAAGGGCTAGGCATATCTATTTTTTAAGTATTTTAACGTCAATGGCAATTCGTCAAATCGCCCATCCTCTACATCGTAAAGCATATAAGCGCCTCTAAAATGATTGTTACCTTGTGCGCCTAAATAATCCTCTTTATGCTCATAACAGCTACCTGTAATAATGGCTGTCATCTCAGTTCCATCCGCTCGCATACCGTAAGCTACTTGCCGTCCTTGCTGGTGACCTGCAAAGCAACTCATGTGCTTCTTTGTAAGGAGTGCTTGAGCGCTACAAACAGGACGACCCATGGGGCCAGAAGTAAAGTAATGAGAATAGGCAATGCCATCAATAACAACAACTTCGAGAAAAGGATAAACTTCCCAGTCCTGATACGGTAGGTCATCGGTAGAAATAAGGCCATCTAGCTTCCTATCGTTGTTAATTGCTGTATTGATACGTGCTTCGTGGTTACCAAGCGTTAATACCATGCGAGGACGATAAGTCTTTTCTTTTAGCTTCCTACGCTTGTCGTTATATTCATATAAAGGGGTCAGCAAGGCATCCATAGCTTGACGTGCCGCCCAAATATCTTTTTGATAACTCCTGCCCTCAAACGACTTCTTGCCTACGTCATAAGAGCTTAAAGACTCCATATCAGCAAAATCGCCAATACAGATAATTACATCAGGTTTCTTATCGACAATGTATTTGCCAATACAGGTTAAAAATGTAAAATCATTGCCGTCTTTAGCTTGCACGTCAGGCAATACAAAATGCGTTTTAGTGGGGCTGGTCGGGTAGCTCATAATAAAGTTGCAAATCCTCATCAGAAAATAGCACTATTTTAGTACCATCCTCTAGATACATGAAAAACTCATCATTGTCAATACCTGCCTCAACAATTGTCTGACCTACAGCACGTTCTATTAATGACTCTACCGCTTCTTGCTCATCGTTCATTTGTCAGCCTTGTGGTCTAGTTTCTCAAAAATACGATTAAGTGATGCTTCTATTCTGTCTAGTCTACTCTCTAAATCCTCTTTACGGACATAATGTGTAGGCAAATCAACTTCAATTTGTTTAACATCTTGTTTAAGGTCTTGAACCGCATCCCATAACTGTCTAGCAAACCAACCTAAAACAGATAGAATTGCACCGATGATAAGGTTGATGATGGCTTGGTCAGTCATCATTTAACTCCATACACCAAAATAGAACCACCAGTAAATGTACCAGAATTTCCAACAGAAGCAGTTACTGTGGTAGTTGATGTAGTATATCCAGTTGAACCAATGACCATTTGAGCTGCGCTTGATGCAGCACCATTATTAACTCCACTTCCATATCCAGTTGTTAAGTCAACAGAAATTTGTCCATATACACCAGCTCCTAACGATTGAACTTTATATTGTAATGACCCAAAAGAAGCAGTATATGTAACACTAGAAACTGTTGAAGTATTATTAAATACAACAAGAAGTTGTTTATAAGATGTAAGCGTTAAGCTAGTTAATGAAACAGAATTACCACTTGTTGTTGCCATAGTTCCAAGCAAAGTTAAACCGCCTGCTGCTGGAAGTGCAGTTGATTGCCATGTAGTTCCATTAGATGTTAATACATTGCCTGTCGTGCTTGGTGCAACAAATGATGGTGTAGAAGTGCCGTTACCTAACATTACATTGTTAGCCGTTAGTGTTGTCAATCCTGTACCGCCATTAGCAACAGCAAGCGTTCCTGCAAGGGTAACTGCACCTGTAGTTGCTGTATTTGGTGTTAAACCTGTTGTACCTGCGCTAAATGAACTTACATTAGCAGTATTTGGATTTAATAATTGAAACTGTGTTCCATCGTAAACTACTTGAACTACAGCGTTTATAGCAATGTCACCTGCAACAAGAGCAGTCGTACCCTTTTTAGTGACAGCTTTAGCACCAATAGCATTAATATTTAGCGTTACCGCCCCTGTATTAGCCGCAGCAGCTACAAAAAAGAAGCGCTGACCTGTTACATAGGCTGACATACCTAAAGCTGCTGTAGCCGTGATTGTGTTAGTTCCAGCAGGACTTGTTAGAAAGGTAAAAGCTGAATCTTGCACTTGACCTGCACTAGCGTATTGCGCACGAACTGTTGCATCTGCTACGTTAGTATGTTTATATCCACCCATAGGCAAGTTGCCTGTAGGAGTTGTTTGACCATCTGCTGAAAGAGAGCCTGTAAGAGCAGTAGCAATGTCACTAAACGTGCTATTGGTGGTGGTTGATGAGATTGTAGTACCTGTGACTACAGGATTACCTGCTGGCAGGTTATAGGTGCCGCTTCCGTTACGTGCCATTTATTGCTCTCCTTGATTTGCATTGTTCATTTGATATAGCAACATTGCAGCTTGATTTGCTTGGTTTGCTGTCATTGGAATTTTGCCAGCTGCTTTTTTAAGTGCGCCTTTACCTTGACCCATTTTATATAATGCTTCTCCCATTAATTTAGGAGATGCTAAAGGAGCGTAAACTAAAGCACTTGGGTTTGTTAATAAAGCACCAATGCTTGCTAATTGTTCCCCTTGCCCAACAAGACCTCTAGGAGCGTAAGAATTCATTGCTTGACCAGCTAATGATGGCATTAAATTCTCACCGCCATTCTTAGTCAATTCTTCAGCTAATTTTAATCGTTGACCATAATTAGTATTAACATTATTGCGCATTAAAGATTGCAGTTTACGCATAGATGTATCAGCAGAAGCCTTATTACCTAAAGACAATCCTTTTTCAATTTCTTTAATTAAATCGCTGGCTTCTGAATAATCTTTCATTACTTTAGAGTATGTAGGAGCTTGGTCACTAATAGTTTTGCGAGTTGAATTATAAATGTCTTGAACTGCGCTTCTTGCTGTTTTTTGCTCGTAAGGAATAGACTCTAAAATGCCACCAATTTTTTGCTTTAACGCATCCATACCTTCAGGCGTGTGATATTCATTAGGGTCTAAGTTTTTCCAATCATTAATAGCTTGTTGTGCTTTTGCTACTTTATCAGCAGCAAACTCATCTTTAATCTCGCCTTTGTAAGATACTTTGTTACGTGCGCTATTAATTGCATTATCAATGTCATTAAAATCTAAAGCAGTTTTATCATTTTTAATATCAACCATGCCACTACGGTATTGGCTTGATTTGTTTTGCTTAATGTTATCAAGTGATGATTTAGCTAAGTCTAATACATCGCCCATGCTTGAAGTGCCACGCAAGTTTGATAAAAATGCCTCATTGCCAAGTTCACCTGATTTTAAAGCTTGATTAACTGCTTCCTTGCCCACTTGAGTTGTTGTTGCAATTGCACTTTTACCAACCTCGCCAACACCACTTGCAAGCTTGCCAGCAAGTTTTTCTACAGGGGCTAATGGGTTTGTCACACTAGCTGTTTTTGATAGCATGGCAGCCAATTTACCCGCTTTAGGGGCTAATGCAGCTCCACCTGTGGCTACAGTAGAAACGTCAGCCAACACTCCCATTGGGTCTTCAGCTATTGTGCGTTTAATGCCTTCTGCTGAACCGTATCTGTCTTTATATAATTGACCAATAGCATTTGCAGCTTGCGATTCTTTTGCAAGACGTTCACTAGCTAATTGTTTCCCTAAAACTGCTTCATCAGCACGGTTTAAAAATTGATTAACTGATTCAGGCAACATTTTACCTAAACCACCAGCACCAGCAGTAAGCACAGCACCAGCAGTATCAATTGGATGTGCAAGTGCATTAGCAATACCACCAACCATATTAACTGTGCTAGATGGAATATTTGATAGCGCTGCGCTTGGCACTTCAGATAATGAATAATTCTTACGTTGTTCAATCATAAGCTGTTGAGGCATAGGCTTGTTGCCTCTAATTTCTTGTAGGCGAGCCTTAATTACATCGTCAGAAGTTCCATCAGGAATATTACGAAGTAGTATTCCATCTTTAGTTTGAATATCCATTAAAAGTCCACCACTCTGACTTGAGGTTGATTTTGTTGTCCAGCAGCCGCTTGAATACCTTGAATAGCCGTTTGTCTATTTTGTGCTTTTTGAGCTTTAACTTGAGCGCTATCACCTGGTTGTTCAAAGTATTGCTTTCTTGCATTATCAAATTCACTAGGAGAAATCGCTGCACCTGATTCTTTTCTTAAAATAGCTGTTACAAAATCACGCTGTGCTTGAGCCGCTTGTTGTGTTTCTGGACTCAAAGCTTTATTAGCAACATAAGAAACGCCAGGCAATGAACCAACCATTGATTCTTGGAATTGAATTCCAGCAGGAGAATATTTACCTTCTAACCTTTGTAAAATTTTATTAGATTCATTAGCTCTAGTACCAAACAAATTAGCATTTGACTGAGTTTCTGTCATTTTAGCTTGATTAGGATTGTATGGTGCTTGTCCTACTGCTTGATTGCGAGGAACATATGTAGGCTGGCCTTGTGCATTTAATACAGCAACTAAAGGCTGATTTGCATTAGTCATATCTTGACCACGCATAGTTACGCCACGAGATAATTTATTTTGCCCTGAGGTAAAGTCTTGTTCCATCCCCATTTTGCCTAATTGGAAGTTTTGCTCTTGACGCATTTTATCTAATGCAAATAAATTAGCATTTTCTGTGTCAGATAATTTTTCGCCTCTATCACGTTTGTGAAGCAAGAATTCATATTGACGTTGAGCTTGTAATGCTTCTTGTTGGTCTTGTTTTGCAATTCTGTCAAATGCAACTTTAGACATTAGCTCTGGGTTTTGTGTAGCTGTAGCAAACCTATACATAGCGGCATCACGTTCAGCAGCAGTACGTGGTTGATAGCCTGTAGTGTTTGTCATAGGCACGTCAATAGACTTCATGCCTGTTTCAATTGGTTGCATACCACCTAAGTTTTCAGTTTGCGGAGTTCTACCATTAGGCACTTGAATTTGATAAGCAGACTGCTCTAAAACAGCTTTAGGTGCAGTTTCAGCATTTAAACCTTCTAAAGCATCTGCCAAACGTTTTTGTTTAGTCTTTTGATACTCACCAAATTGATTTAGCGCCTCTTTTTCTTTTTTAGCCCCTTGATATTTCCCTACTGCATTAGCTAAATATTGTGTAAAAGATGGAGCAACATAGCGACCTGATACCATTTGACCTTCAGGCAATTGTTGTTGACGTAAAGCATCGGCTAAAGCAAGTTTACGCTTAAAGTCAATTTGCATTAACGTATCGTCTTGTGGCATCTCTTGTTGAGGTGCATTTTGCCCAAACGTAGGCATATAATCCATAAAAGCCATGTTACGCTCCTCCAGTATATACTGTACCAGCAAGATTCATTAATCCACCAAGCATATTTGAATTAGCTGCTTGTTGAGCATTGTAAGCACCCAATTGATTTGTATATTGAGCATTTTTAGCGCCAAGAATATCAGGGCCAGCTACGTTAGCTTGTTGAGGTACGCTTACAAAGTTAGGATTTTGAACTTGTGAGCCTGTACGCAACGCATTAATTACGTTAATAGGTTGCATTTGATTGTATGCTTCTTGGTTAAATGCTTGTTGATTTGCACCTAAACCTACATTCATGCCACTTGTAATAGCGCCAAGTTGACGGTCATTTTGGCCCATTTGCAATGTACGTTTAGCATTGTTATAAGCCTCTGTACCTTGTGCAATACCTTGATTAGCTAAAGCAGCATCAGACATTTCATTTTCTTGTGCAATTTGAGGTGCTAGTCTACGCATGATAGCGTCAGAATATGTTTCGCCTGGATTAATACCATAAGAAGGCAATCTAGAAGTATCAACGCCTGGCTTAGATAATAAACCGCCAGCATAATCCAAACCTTGTTGCGCTGTATTTAATAAACCTGAACTTAGTCCTGTTTGCTTGTTTAAAATATCTTGTTGAGCAGGAGTAAGCGTTTGATTAGCCGTGTACATATCATTGCCGTAAGAATCTTTACCGCTAATGCTGTATGTTAAGTTTCCATAAGGTGTAATTTGATTTACACGGTTAGCAGCAGCAGTAGCACGTGCAGCATCTAAATTACCAGCAGCCGTTTCTTTAGCTGCACCAACATAATCAGGAGCTGGAGGTGCATCGCCTCCCCCAAATACTGCATCAATAATACCACTCATTATTTATTTCCTCTCAAATATTTACAATCTTTACGATACATTACGTAAATAATTAAATCACCATTAGCTGAAAACTCAGGTATCCGAGTTTGTTCCTTAAATCCTATTCCTTCTAAAACTTTGCAAGATTTTTTGTTTTGTGAAAAAGCACTTGCAGTCATTATTTTTACGTTTAATTGATTAAATGGATAATCAAAAATATATCCTAGTGTTCGTCTTGTTAGCCAACCTATTTCACCAGCAGCAGCAATAGCGCATCTATATCCAGCCTCATAGCTATCGTAAACAACGCCACCAATTAGCTTGCCATTCTTTTCAAAGCCAATAGATTGAAAGTTATGATAATGAGTTCCTGCGCCTTTGCTAATAAGATAGTCGGCAACACGATCATTCTGATTAAATACAAGAATCAAAGTATTGCGCCACCTTCAATAACTAAATCTGTAGATACCCATCTTACCTGAATACCTGAGCATGATGTTTTAACAATAGGCGCACCATAATAGCCTACGCCATTCAAGCCTTGCCAATTCTGCAAGACTGATAAGCCACCACCCCATAAAGCTGCATCCCATATAGCACTATCCCATTTAGCATAGGTGCTAGGTGCATAAGTCAATGATGTTGTAGGAACGTCAGTATTAAAATCAATATTAACACCAGCAAACAAAGCAGGTTGTCCATCTGTTCTAAAAATAGGGCGTGACATAGTAAAGCGTTTAAGCGTACCAGCACTATTAAAGTTGTTAAAGGCTTGAAGTCCTACAGCAGTAATATTGTTTACATCGTCAATAGCGCCAAAATAAGCATGCGCTACATAACCATTGCCACCAAAATAAGGCTCATCGTTAAACATTTCCATGCAATTAGCGTTCCAGCCTGTGTAGTTACACCAAGCGCCTGTAATGGTATTCATTACATATTGCTGTTGATTGTTACCTTCTTGCACAGGTACATTTAGCCACAATTGATTAATTGTAGGAACGTACATGGTTTGCCAGCCAAAGTTACTTGCGTAATTGGTGACGGCCTCTGAAATAGCGTACTGAATCTTGTCTGTAATAGCAACTCTAGGTTGTACACGTGATGATTGCAATGCGCCTGACAATGGCACTACGCCATCTTGCGTAATAATAAGCATATCACCAGCATACTTGTACATGCTTCTAGCACCAATTGGTGCGCCAATATCAAACACACCTACCATTGAAAATGTTGTTGCGCTTGAAGGGTCTGTGCCTTGATAGACGATAACTTGACCCTTGTTAGTAATGATTACGTAATGGTCATTTACGCCTGTACCTGCATCAATTGTCCAATTGCCATGAGCTACAATATATCCGCCTCTTGTCATAAAAGGAGCAATGTCTAAAGCGTTGGCTGCACCTGCAATAGATTGCACAGGCAAGTACCATACTTTAAGCGTATTCTTTTCAATAAAGAATTGACGTTGTGCGTAAAGAATAGGGTTTTGTAATGTAGTTGCAGTTACACCTGTAATGGTTGGTGTAGACCATGCAGAGCCATTATAATTGCGAGGGGCATCTACACCATTAGCCATTGATAAAAAGTTGCCACCAGACGTTGCAATATTGCAATAGCCCCATCGTGCGTTAGTTAATCCTGTTACTACGGCTGCGCCTACTGCACCACCTGCCGTTACATCGTAAACAGACGTGCCAGCAATAGCAAATAGTTTGTTAGTGTTAGCGCCTGAATAAGCCATTAGTGTTTCTACTTGACCTGTGATGCCTGTAGAGTATTTTACATAGCCACTACGCAATGTACATTCTGTTGGTGATGGAAACCAATTCTCTAGAATAACCGCTTCATTAGGTTGCATAGAAGTAAGTGAATCTCTAGCGTTCCATCCACCTACAGGAGCAGGAACTGATGTTGGCTGTGATACAGCTCTTTTAGCTCTTGCCATTATTTACCCTTTCCAAAAGGCAGTTCAAGGTTCATTAAACCTTTTTTACCAAGTTGCCCCCATGCGCCTTCTATATAAGGTGGAAGTTGTTGTTGTTCGCCTTCGTTTCCTACCCAAGCAGGAGCAGTTTTATTTAAATCA